GATAGCGGCCACTGTCTGGCGCAGGATCGGGCGGCGCTACTTCGGCGCCCGGTAGAGGCTCATCCCGGACGGCCGAGGAGGCTTCGGGCCCCTCGGTGACTTGACGTGCTCGGGGAGCTTGGCGCCCTTGGGGGTGGCAGCCTGGAACTCCCGGGCGACGGCGGGGTGGTTGGCGTAGAGGTAGCTCCGCTGGGCCTTGGACTCGAAGGGCATGAAGTGACCATACAATACATGTAGTGTCACTTCACCGATTCCGTGGCATCCTAGCGGTATGGGAGCAGGCCACTGGGTCCGCGCGCTCGCGCTGGCGACGGATACGAACGTCGAGAGGGCGGCGGAAATCTTCGACCGTGAGCACCGGGCGGACGACCTGGCGCATCTGCGGGCCCGCCGCGAGAACTACATCCGCTACCTACGGGACCGCATCGATGACGAGGACTGGCACGGGGCCTCGGACGCGGCCAACGACCTGCGCGAGCTAGACGTCGAGATCCGGATGACCGGGGCGCGGCGGTGAGCTTCGAGGCCGCGCTGGAGAAGTTCGAGAAGCGGCACCCGCCCCACGCCAACCCGGCGAATGGAGGCGAGCCGTTCGAGGTGAAGGCCATCCCGTCGCCGACCTCGGACCACGTCCGCGTCCAGTGCGGATGCGGGTACATGGAGCGCTATTCGTTCCGGGAGCTGGGGTTGCCGACCCGCGAGGCACGGCAAAGGACCAACCCCGGGTGAGTTGCAAAGGAGCACGAATGGGAGAGCACAGGAGAAACCCGCGCGCCATTGCGAAGGCCAACGGGGTCGTACCGTTCCGGGCGGAGCGCAAGATGCCCGACGTCGAGTTCGGGAGCGACTTCCAGACGGTCGTGGAGCCGAACGCGAGGCGGAAGCTGGAGATCGAAGCCGAGATCATGCGCTGCCGGGAGGCCGGAGAGCCCGTCCCGGACAAGTTCCCCCTCGCGCCGGACGAGGCCGACGTCGTGGTCTACAAGACCATCGGCGTTCTGCGCCGTCGCACCCCAGGCGGCCTGGAACTGCCCGGCGGTCAGGCCGCGCTTACTCAGATACGGACGGCCGAGTTCGACCGGATGCCACTCGCCGAGGTCATGGCAAGGGAGCGAGAGAAGCTCGCCGAGATGCTCGGCCCGCAGAAGTCGCTCATCGAGACCTGATGGGTAAAGCGAAGCTCCAGAAGGCCCCGTCGTCTGACGCCGTCGAGGCGCTGAAGAACGAGGTGCAGCTCATCTTCGCGAAGCAGGCGAAGAAGGACGCCGAGGTCGTGGACGCGATAGGCCGGTTCGCCGACGTCTCGAAGGAGAAGTTCGAGGAACTGGAGGCGATGCCCGACTGGATGCTCAAGGAGAAGGGCTGGACGCGGCGCGAGTTGATCATCGCCAAGAAGTCCCGGCTTCCGAGGTCCAAGGTGCCGTTCGCCATCCAGGCCGCGCACGAGGCCACGCTGGCCCGGATCCGCCGCACCGAGGATGCCCAGGGCGCCGGGAGAATCGGCGTCGCCATCATCAACCTGCCTCAGCGAGCCGAGCGCCAGGACAACTCCCGCGTCGTCGTCATCGAGGCCACGGAGGTCAAGGGGTGAGGACCACCGTCGAAGCTCCGGTCTCTCCCCGGCCGGTACAGGACGAGGACTTCGAGGCGTGGGTCCGCAAGGAAGCCAACCCGATACTCACGCAGCTTCGAAGCTTCGCCAACCAGCGCGAGCACACGAAGACGACGCTGACAACGGCTGCCACGGGCGTGTACACGACCATCTGGTCCGAGGCCGCACCGGATGGAGCCGCCTGGTACGCGACCGCGTTCATTGTCGGGCGGGCGACGGTCGGCGGCAACGCCCGCGCTGCGTACGAGCTTCGTGGCCTCTTCTACCGTGACTCGGGTGCCCTCACGCAGGAGGGAGCAACGAGCGTGACGTTCTCGGCCGAGTCGGTTGCCGCCTTCGACACCCGGTTCAACATCACGTCCAACACGCTCACGGTGCAGGTACTGGACGATGCGGTCCACACGATGGACTGGACCTGCGTCGTGGTCATCGAGGAGTCGCGGTGAGCGACCTCGGCACCTGGGGAGGGCCATATCCAGGGCAGCAAACTAAATTTTTTGTCTCTCCCGAGGACGTCGTCTTCTACGGCGGCGCGGGCGGTGGTGGGAAGTCGCTCCTTGGGAAGATGAAGTTCTCCCACCAGCTCGTTCACGAGCACGAGCGGTTCCGCAAAGGTGACATCAAGCGCTCGAAGGCATGGGGACTATACCTTCGCCGCAAGACTCCCGACCTCATGCAGGCCGTCGAGGAGTCGATGGAGTATTTCCCACAGATCGACGACCGGGCGAAGTTCAACGCCAACGATCTGGTCTGGATATTCCCTTCGTGCGGCGGCGCCCGGTTCCAGTTCGGGCACATGCAGCACGAGGACGACCGCTTCAAGTACAAGTCCTCCGCCTACACGTACCTCTTCTTCGACGAGCTGACCGAGTTCACGACGAAGCAGTACATGTACATGCAGTCCCGCTTGCGCGTTGCGGGCGTCGTCGTCGACGGGGTTCCCGTTCCCGACCCGCTGGAGAAGCTGCTCCAGTGCTGCGCCGGCTCCAACCCGGACGGCGAGGGGTTGCTCTGGGTACGCGACATGTTCATCGAGGACAAGACGCCCGAGCAGGTCTACCGGACCCGCTACGTCTTGGAGAACGGCCAGGAGCGCTTCAAGGACCAGGTGTTCATCCCCGCCCGCCTGCGCGACAACCCTCCCCTCTATGCCTCCGGGACGTACGAGGTGCAGCTTCGCGGGCTGCCCGCCGACATTCGCGAGGCCATCCTCGAAGGCAACTGGTACTACGCCTCGGGAGCTTTCCTCGCGCGCATCTGGGACTCGAAGGTCCACGTCTGCGAGGACCACGACGTCCCGTCCGGCGTCCGGATGTACCGCTCGGCCGACTACGGCTACAACGCTCCGTCCTCCGTGACGTGGTGGTACGTCGATCGCGACAACGTCCTCACCGCTTTCTACAACCTCTACGTCACCGAGCACACGCCAGAGATGCTGGGCGACCGTATCAAGGAAGTGGAGCAGGAGTTCGGTATCTGGGACGACCACAACGACGTCTCTACCATCTCCGGCCCACTCGATTCGTCGTGCTGGAACAAGGAGTCCAGCGGGACGACCATCGCCTCTCGGCTCAACGGCCGCGGGTGCAAGTTCTACAAGGCCCGCAAAGGGCCGCTCTCTCGCAAGAATGGCGCGATCGAAATCATCTCGCGCATGCAGGCTCGCGTGAAGAGCCACGAGGCGCCCGACGACCGGTCCAAGGACAGGCCGTTGATTCGTTGGATGAGGCGTTGCGGGGCGCCGATTCGCACGTTGCCGGTGCTCCGGCCCGATCCAAACGACCGGGACGATGTCGACACCAAGGGTGAAGACCATTGCTGGGACGAGACCAGGTATATGTGCCTCGCCCGCCCGCTGCGCTTCGAGAAAGAGCACGACCCGGACGAAGACGACGTTGACAACGTCGTTCCATTTAGGGGCAAGAACAGGATGTTCGCATGACCGACGAGTACCAGCCCTCCGAAGAGGAGATGAAGCCAGCCCCGGAGACGGTGACCGACCCGTCCATGCCGACACCGGAGGCCGTCGAAGCCGTCGAGGCATTCAACCTGCTCCCCGACCTCCTGGCAACCGACGAGGGCAAAGACTGGGTCGCAAAGGAAGCCTCACGGGTCGTGTCGCGCACGAAGACCGACGAGGAGAAGCGCTCGGACTTCATGAAGCGCCGGGCGAACCAACTCAAGCTGCTCACCGGACTTCTGGAGACACTGAAGTTCCCGACGGAGGGGGCCAAGCCGCCGCACATCCCGCTCCTGCTTCAGGCGATGCTTGCCCACTGGTCGCGCATCTGGGACCAGGTGATGCCGTCGAAGGGCGACATCGTCCACCTCGCGGCCACCTCGTTCGAGGACGAGGAGAGAGAGCGCCGGGTGGAGAAGCATTTCAACTGGTACCTGCGCGTTCGAATCCCCGAGTACGTGGCGGGGCACGCGCAGAGCATCATGCAGTGGCTGCTCTCGGGCTCGACGTTCCGGGACTACCGGTGGGATCCGATCCGGAAGTGCTGCTGCATCGACCACGTCCCCATCGACGACATGGTCATCCCGTACGCCGAGAAGGACATTGACCCGCTCATGTCCTCGGTGTCGCGCAAGACCCGCATCCGCCGCCTGGCCCGCCACGTCCTCGAAGAGTGGGAGAAGGCCGGCTACTACGTCGGCGTCGCCGAGCTGTACGAGAACAGCAAGGGCGCTGTCATGCGGGACGACGACAGCAAGGTGAAGGACATCGTCGAGAAGATCGACGGCGTCGAGAAGCCGGACTCCGTCTCGGACGAGAAGAACCCCGACGCCGAGCGGGAAATCCTGGAGCAGCACTACTGGACCAGCATCCCCGGCGTCGAAGGCATCAAGCCGGTCAAGTTCACCGTCGACCGCCTGTCCAAGAAGCCGCTGGCGCTGACCATCCGCGAGATGGACGACCCACTCGACCGCGCCCGCTACGAACTGGAGAACCAGGAGTACACGGCCGCGCAGCAGTCCATGCAGCAGCAGATGGCCATGAACCCGGCAATGCTGCTGGAGCCTCCGCCTCCGCCGAAGCCGGTCCGAACGACGACGCTCAACACAATCATCCACTACCAGCTCTTCCCAAATCCCGAAGGCTTCTACGGGCTCGGGGCCGGGTACCTGCTCGAAGGCCCCAACGACCTCGTCGACAACCTCCTTGCCGACCTCATGGTTGCCGGGAAGTTCCAGAACGTGCAGTCAGGGTGGATTTCGAGCCGCGTGCAGTTCAAGAAGGGCGACGTCGAGTTCGTCCACGGCAAGCTCAACTCGGTTGACTGCGAGCCCGACGAGATGGCCAAGGCCATCAGACCGGCCACGTTCCCGCCGCCGTCTCCGACGCTGATGGAGATTGCGAAGTGGCAGGTGGAGGAGGCAAAGAGCCAGACCGCCAACGCCGATACCCTGGCCGGCGAGCAGGGGACGAGCCGCGAGACCGCCGAGAGCGTCAAGGCGCGCAACGACAACGCCAACCAGGTCGTCAACGTCATGACCAGGCTCTACCTCGTGCCGATGGCGTACGAGCTGCGCCTCATCATGCACGGCCTCTCGGTGTACCTGGAGGATGAGGAGTACTTCGCCGTCATCGAGCCATCGAAGGAAATCCCCGGGCAGATGAAGCAGTACAAGGGGAAGGCCGGCAGGCTCGACTATCTCGAAGACTACGACATCAGCCCCACGGCCGACGCGCGGATGTCATCGAAGTCGACCCGGATCCAGGAGGCGTTCGGGCTCATGGACCGCGTCCAGCAGTCAACGCTCATGAAGGACCCGCAGCGGGGTCCCATGCTCGCGTACATGACCATGAAGAACGTCTTCACCGCCCTGGAGCGCCCCGACTTCCTGGCAGCCATCGGCGACCCGCCAGCACCAGCGCCTCCACCGAGCCCGGAGAGCCAGGAGACCGAGAACGCCGGCTTTCTGAACGAGAGGGACCATCCGGTCTTCCCGGACGACGACGACGGCATACACCTGGCCGGCATGGACGCCTTCGAGCAGGACCCGCACTTCGCCTATCTGTCCCCAACGGGCAAGCAACTCTTCGACCGCCACCGCCGCGCGCACGTCGCGCAGCACTACCAGAAGCAGCAAGGAGCAATCAATGGAGCACCAGCTCAAGCCATGGGCACGCAGTCAGGAGGAGGAGGAGGAATTCCTCCGGGACGAGCAAACGGGACGCCTCCGGGCGGTCCTGCTCAAGCTCCGCCAAGGCCAGCGCCGAACGGTACTGGACACGGCGTCCCGCCGCGACCTCCCGCAGGTCCGGTATGAGGCTGGCGTCTACGAGGGCCTCAGGAAGGCCATCGAGTTAATCACGGAGGACGGCGATGGCGAAGAGTAAGGGCACGCTCGTCGAGAAGCGGATGAAGGAATGGGGCGTCCCGGTCCCGACGTTCGCGCCCATCGACGACGACGTGTTGGTGTGGAGACTCCCTCCGCTCACCACGAGCCCGTCAGGGCTCTTGACCATCCCCGAGGACCAGCAGTCGCCGCACATCAAGGGACTGCTCCTGGCCATGGGACCGCGGGCGATGGACTTCCTGCGGTCGAACGGAATCGAGGAGGGACACGTCGTGATCTGGAGGCGCTGGGCGGGGAGCGAGATGCACGACCATACCAAGAGGAAGCGTCTCAAGTCGGAGATCCTCATCCTCAAGGCCAAGGACATCATCGGCAGCGACGATCTCCAGAAGGAGCTTCAGTCGGGCCGGGCCAAGTACGTCCAGGTCAACGGACGCCACTGCCTCCAGCGCAAGCTCGTATCGGGCAAGACAGAGAAGATTCTCGCCCTCGCCGCTTCATCCACCGGCCCCGAGGCTGACACCGCCCGGGCCATCGCAGAAGAACGCCTGAGAAAGGGAGCATGACCATGGCCACCGAAGACCTCGCCGACGAAAGAGACGACAGCCCCGCAGACTTCGCTTCCCCTGCCCCGCCGCCGGTCACGCTGACCGAGCCCGACCCGAAGGACGACGATGACGACGAAGGGGACGGGCAGCCCCGCGGCAAGGACGGCAAGTGGGCCACCCAGAAGGCCGGCCGCGACCGAGGCCGAGGCCGCATGCGCGACCAGGTGGCGGAGTTGGAGGCGAAGGCCACCACGCTCCAGGCCAAGCTCGACGCCTTCACGCAGCAGTCCTCACAGGAGCGCCAGGCGTACCTGACGATGCTCGCCCAGCAGCGGGCCCCGCAGCAGCAACAGCAGTCGCAGGACAGTCCCGCGGCGGCCAGGCTCTCGCAGCTCGAACAGGCCATCGACACGGAGCGCGAGCTTCTGGCCCGGGACCCGAAGCGTCCCATCAAGACGTACAACGATCTCATGAACCAGTTCATCGACGCCCGTGCCGACGCCCGCGTCGAGGCGCAACTGGCCAAGCAGAAGCCGCGCGAGGCCGAGCGACAGGGCGGCAATCCGCAGTACGAGTACCGCGCCGTGCAGATGGAGTCGGAGTTCCCGTGGCTCATGACCAACCGCGAGGCCGGCAATGCAGCCGGGGCCTACCGCCGCTACCTGCTCGCCACCGGCAAGCCAGACACGCTGGAGACCGACCGCCTCGCCTGCGCCCACATCGCCGCGCAGTACAAGCTCGGCGGATCGCCGGGCGTGTCCGAACGGGGCAGGCGTGCTCTCGCGGCTCCGCCTCCGGGTTCGGCCCGGCCGGCGAGTAACGGGCAACGACAGGTGCAGGTGGACCCGCGCATGTTGGCGGGCACCGGGCTCTCGCGTGACCGGCTCTCGAAGGCGTTGTTCAACGACGAGGAATAATTACCGTTGACAAACTGAGGGCGTTCCGCTCTCCTGTAATCATCCGGCCTGCGCTTCGGCGAGTGGTGGCTGTCGAGACTTCCCGGCCTGGCGACTTTCCGCGGTCGCAGTGGTGGCCTGGCAAATCCCGCGGCCCTGAGGCAGTTCCATGGCCAAGCCGAAGGCTCCCCCGGTCGTCGAGACCCTGGAGCGAGTCGATCTCGACGAGGACTTCTCCGACGTCGACGGTGACCTGAGCAACCAGTTCGCGCTCAAGGACCCGTCCCCCGACCGCAAGTACGTCTGGGTCCACAACGACCCGCAATCCATCGGCCTCTACAAGGGCGACGTTCGCCATTACGAGGTCGTCTACGGGCAGCACGACACCGCGCGCTCCGTGGCCGATGCCGGCATCAAGGACGGCGAGGCGGTCACGATGATGGACCACGTCCTCATGTCGTGCGACCGCGCCCGCGCCGACAAGCGTGAGCGCTTCGAGCGGCTCACCAACTCCAACGAGCGCAAGAAGCTGTTCCGCAACGCGCAGGGTGACACCCGTCTCCATCGCGACGACAACGGGCGCTGGTCGCGCCAAGAAGCGAGGGGCTAACCATGGCCAACATCACGCGAGGCGGGTTCCGCCCCAAGTTCGCAGGTATCAAGGGAGCGCGTCGCTACGAGGTGGTCTCGGGCGTCTCGACCGCCATCTTCCCGGGCGACGTTGTCACGCTGCTGACCGACGGCACGGTTGCCGCCGCCTCGGCGGGCGGTGCCGACCTCGTGCTCGGCGTCGTGGCCGCGGCGTCCTACGTGGATTCGAGCGGCAGCCGGGTTCGCCGGTACATCCCGGCGTCGACGACCTACTCTCCGACGGCGCGCGGTTCGAAGAACGCGAGCTACGTCTGGGTGTGGGACGACCCGACCATCGAGTACGTCGCCACGGTCTCCACGGGGACCAACACGGCGGCGGTCATCTACGCTCTGCTCGGCGCCAACGCCGACATCGTGGCCACCGCGGGCGACACCGTCTACGGCCGCAGCAACCACACCATCGACGGCTCGGGCGCCACGACCGGCACCCTGCGCTTTCGCATCACCGAGATCTACCGCGACCCGGCGAACGATCTCACGTCGGCGAACTGGAAGGCTGTTTGCCAGATCGACGAAGGCCAGCACCCCTTCTACAGCCAGGCGGGTATCTAAATGGCAGCCAACGGCGCGCAGTCGGTCCTCTCGAACAACTTCCAGAACATCTGGTTCAAGATCCTGGGAGAGGTCTGGTACGACGAGGGGGAGAAGACCGCCCCCATCTGGTCGCAGTACCTGGACGAGAAGTCGACGGACAAGAAGTACTTCGACGACATCGAGCTGGTCGACCCCGGCCTCTGGTCGGAAACGGACGAGGGGGCCGACCTGGACCTCGACGACTTCGGCGAGGGCATCAAAACCCGCTACGAGCCGAAGAAGTTCTCGAAGCGGCTCATCATCCCCGAGGAGTTGGAGGAGGACGGGCAGTACGAGCAGGCGTACGACGCGGCCCGCATGCTGCGGCGTACCTGCACGGTCACGCAGGACTACGATGCCGTCAACATCCTGAACAGCGCGTTCGACACGACCGTCACATTCGGTGACGGTGTCGCGATGTGCGTGACGAACCACCCGATCCGGGGCGGCTCCACGGTCTCCAACGCCTTCGCTACTCCGATCTCGCCGTCGAACACGGCGGTGGCGACGATGCTGATTCAGGCGGAGAAGATGCCGGGGACCAACGGGTTCCGGTACGGGGTGCGGCTGAAGAAGATCGTCTGCCCAACGAACCAGAAGTTCCGGTTCCGGGAGGTCTTGAAGTCGCAGCAGCGGGACGACACCGCCAACAACGCCATCAACGCCATCGCGGGCGATCTGGAGTCCGAGCCGGTGTCGGTGCCGTTCATGTCCTCGACCACCAACTGGTTCGGCAAGACCGACGCCATGCGGGGCGGGATGTTCGTGTGGAGGCGCAAGCCGCGCTTCCGTCGGTCCAACGACATCAACAACGAGACCAAGATCTTCACGGGCTCGGCCCGCTGGGTCGTCGGCATGTCGAACTTCCGCTGGGTCATCGGCGTCCAGAGCTAAAGGGGAAGCACATGGCATCTGCATACTTCAACGCTCAAGGTCCGGCGGAACTGTTCCCGGGCTACCTGGTCGTTCCGACCGGCGGCATTGTTCACTACGTCCACGCCTCTGGCGCGGCCGGTCTCGACCAATTGCTGGCCGGGATGAACGCTCCGACCCCGGGCGGCTTCTTCACGACGCTGAACGCCGCGATGGCGCAGTGCCGGGCGAACCGCGGCGACACCATCGTCGTCCTTCCCGGGCACACGGAGACGGTCAGCGCCTCGACGTTCCTGTCCAGCATCAAGGCGGGCGTCGCCATCAGGGGACGCGGGAACACCACCGACCGGCCGAAGTTCACCTGGAACAACGCCGCGGGCAACATCGCCATCTCGCAGGCCAACGTCTGGTGGGACAACTGCCAGTTCGAAATGGCAGGCGACCCGGCCTCGGTCACGGCGCTCACGGTCACGTCGGCCATGACCATCACCGGCAACGGCTGCAAGCTCACGAACTGCCACTTCCAGGTGGGCGTCGACAACGACCAGATCGTCGGGCTCGGCATCACCGTGAACGCGACGAAGTGCGAGATCGCGAACTGCACCTTCGTCGGTGACCCCACGGCCAAAATCTCGGCGGCCGGCACGGTCATCCGCCTCACCGCGGCCGACCAGTTCAGCTTCCACGACAACTACGTGTCCGCCGCCCTGACGACGAACACGGACGGTGTCATGGAGACCCTCACCACCGCGTCGAAGGAAGTGTCGATCTTGGACAACTTCTTCTCGGCCAACGGCTCGGGCAACACCTGCGCCGTCGACTTCGGACAGGCTCTCGCCTGCACGGGGAGGCTCCAGAGAAACCTCATGGTCGTGGACGTCGATGCGACCGCCGGAACTGTTGTCTTCACCGTGAGCGCGACCGCGAACATGGCGCTCTTGGACAACTTTTTGGTCAACGACAACAACGAAAGGGGCTTGGTGATTGGCACGGCCTCGGCGTAACTGCGGATTCACCGCCTCGGCGTAACGGTTTCCCGGCCGGGTGGCGCCGGCATGCTCCTCTGGAGCTGCCCGGCCGGGTGAAGTTGAAGGAGCAAAATGGCCTCTCCCACGGTCTACCAGAACGGCGCGGGTGGCACGACGGGCGACGAGGTCGCCGTCAACAAGCCGCTCTACCAGCTCAACGGTGGGCACGTCTGGTACGTGGGGCCGGGCGGCGTCGATGCCGTCAGTCCGAAAGGCCGGGAGCGCGAGAAGCCGCTTCTCACGACGCAGCAGGCGGTCACCAATGCGGTTGCGGGTGACACCATCATCTACCTGCCCAACTTCACCGAGACCATCTCGGTCGCCGTGGCGGTGAACAAGGCGCTCACGATGGTCTCCGAGGGCACCGGTTCGAGCCGGGCGCGGCTGACGTGCGGTGGCGCCATTGCCATGCTCACGCTCTCCGCCACGGGGACGTCGCTCAACAACATCTACTTCCCGGCCTCCACGGCCGTGAACACCTGCCGCGTCGACGTGACGGCGGCGGGCGTCGTCTCGGACAACTGCTACTTCGAGTGCGGGGCCAACGACACCAACCGCTCCTTTCGCTTCAGCGCTGGGGCCTCGTCGTGCCAGCTCACGAACGCCACGTTCGTGGCCATGGCATCTCAGCCGGCCATTGGCGTCGAGGTGGCGGCGGCTCTCGCTGGCCTGTTCTTCGAAGAGGTCACGTTCGACGGCGGTTCGTTCGGCTTCTCGGACTTCGCCCTCAAGGCCACGGCCGCCATCACGGCGGTCTACGCGAACCAGATCCACCAGCTCAACAACGCCGACGTGTCCTTGGCGGCCGGCTGCTCGGGCGTCTGGCTTCCCGGCAACGTGAGCCTGTCGGCGAGGTTCGAGCAGGCATGAGCACGACGAGCGCGTACCAGCGCTACGACCCGCTGCGCGCTTGCGACATCTGCGGGCACCTCTGGCACAAGAGCGAGCTGACGAAGATTGCGCCGCTCCGCTGGGCATGCCCCGACGACAAGGACGGCCTCACCGCCGAGCAGATCTCCCGCCACAACGCCAACGTCCGCCCCCTGCGCGTCAAGGCGGTCAAGCACGCCAAGGGACCGTCGGAGACGCCGACCTATCAGCAGGCCGAGGCGCGGCTCCTGAACCTGATCCTCACGCGGGCTCCGAACAGCGTGTTCCGCTACGAGAGGGGAGAACTCGGCGGGCAGCAGGACGCCGACAACGCCCTCCCCGACCGGTCGCGCGCCGTGGGCTGGATGTGCATCTACCTCTCCAACCTCGTGCTGGAGAACCAGCGCCCGACCGCCTGGATCACGCAGGCCCGGGCTAAGCTCGTCACGCTGGCGGACTCCATCGTGGCCGGGCAGCGGCTGACGACGACTTTCTTTCCCGTGACGGACGGCGCGGAGTACGGCGGCATCTACCTGTCCGACACCCCCGCCTCCGGGGCGACCACCTTCGACGTCTACGGAAGCGCCGCGTGTCTCCTCGGTCTCCTCGGCGCCTACCGGGTCACCAGCGCCACGAAGTACATCATCGCCGCCCGAGCGGTGGCGGTGTTCCTGCGCCGCGCTCAGTGCGTTGGTAACTATGTCAGCTTCAACGCGCAGTACACGGCCAGCACCCGGCTCCCAGTTGGCCCGTTCCCGGCGACGGTCAAGATCGATCTCAGCACGTCCACCAACGTCACGGTCGTCTTCTACGACATCGCCCTCCAGGGGCTCATCTGCGCCTGGGCTCTGCACGCTCTCCAGGTGCTCGACGGCGATGCGTCGTACGGCGCCGGGGCTGCCTCTGTCTTCACCGTGGACCCGGGCGCCACGCTCTCGTCCATGGTGTCGTCGTGCTTGGCGTGGTGGTCCGCGGGCGCTCCGGACGCCGGGGGCGCCACCGTCATCGGTCTCAGCACGATGACACCCCGAGACGGCTACGCCGCGGGAGCTTCTGGGGGTGTCTCCACCGGTTCGTGGACGAACGCCATCAGCGTGAGCGGTGGACGGACCGTGCGCGGATTCGAGTTCGCCATGGCCGTGCGGTCCCTGTACGAGGTCGGCGGGTACGACGCTGCGGGGGCGCTCTACGAATGGCTGCGCTCGTTCGGCTCCGATCCTGCGAACCGGCCGCCCTCGACGTGGACGCACGAGCGCATCGAGCAATCGACGCTCGGTGCCTACGACCCGACCATCGCCATCGCCCGCAACCTGCTCATTGCGGACGCGAACGGCAGCGCTATGGCAACCGAGGCCGTGGACACGCCCGTCGGAAGCTCGTACTCCGCCCCCGGCTACGACTGGCGCACCGTGGGCCTCCTGGCTCCGATTCAGTCGGCGCGGGCTTCGAGCACCTTCCGCACTGCCAAGGACGAGATGACGAAGATCCGCCGACGTCGCTTCTCGGCCCGCCTGACGTCGGGCTTGCCGACCAGCACCAGTCTCTCGCTGGCGGCCTACGACCGCGTCGAGGCCCAGGACGACCTCGGCATGCTCGCCTTCTCGGGCCTGTCGTTCCAGACGTCCGTGGGCGGCAAGCGCTCGGGCTGGGGCGGTTCGCAGAACTTTTTCACCCACTACGTCGACATCACCGGGGCCTGCATGGCGGCTGACGCCTATCGGTATCCGCCCGGTGCTTTCCCATCGGTGCGCGGATGACAACCCTCGAAGAACTGAACGCAGAGCCCGACGAGATGCCCGCCCGCAAGGCGCTCTACTCCGACGAGAAGCAGCCGGGCAAGGAGTTCGTCGACCGCATCGAGGGCGACCTGGCCGTGCTCATCAAACACGGAGACGGAGACGGAGACGACTACGAGACCCATGACGTCCCCGTGTCCTCCCTCCCGAAGGGCACCAAGCAAGGCGACTGGGTGAGCACGGGGAACCCGCTCTACCAGGACGAAGGCAGGGACGACAAGGCCGGCGCCGCCGCCTCCATTATCAACTCCCTCTACGCGATGCCGCGATGACTGTCTCCGCGAACAGCGACTTCAACCTGACGGTCTCTCAGATCGTGAAGCAGGGCCTCCAGCTCGCCGGCCTCCTGCCGCTCGGCCAGGAGCCGCGCTCCGACCAGCAAGACAGCGTCCGCCTCATCCTCGGTACGCGCCTGTCGGAGCTTCAGGCCAAGGGAGTCGTCCTCGGTACGACCGAGCGAACCACGCTCGCGCTGTCGTCGGGCACGGCCTCGTACGCGCTCGCCACCGACACCATCGACATCACCGGGGACGCCATGGTTCTCCAGTCGGTCTCGACCCTGGAGACGCCGGTCATCCAGAAGCCCTGGGCCAACTACCAGGAGCTGTCCGACAAGACCACGGCCGGCATTCCGACGCAGATGTACGTCGAGAAGCAGGCCACGGTACGAGTCCTCCTCTGGCCGGTGCCGAACGCCACGATGACGCTCTCGTATCGACGGATCCGGCTCTTCCGGAACGTTGACTCGGGCGGTGTCACGCCGGACGTCTGGGCGCGCCAGCTTCGACTACTGGTGCTTTACGTCGCCCACGACCTCGCGCTCGCCGGCAACCTGCCCATCAACAAGATCGGCTACCTCGGCGGACTCGTCGCTCAGTCCGAGAAGACCCTCCTCGAAGACGCCCAGGAGAAGGGCGACGTCCAGTTCTATATGGAGTCCTACCGATGATGCTCATCGACTGGCTCGCCGGCTCGGGCCATCGCCTCGCCACCGGGGCCGCCAACGCCTCGGGCACCGTTCGCGTGCTCCAGCCCGGGAGCCAGACCGCCGCGACCGCGATGGACGCAGCGGGCGAGGTGCTCTCGCAGCCCATCGAGCTTGACGCCGGGGGCCGCGCAACCGTCTACACCGACGGCCCGGTGGACCTCGCGTTCGAGGACGCCGACGGGGCCAATCAGGGAACGCTCTCGTTCGGAAACGTCCATGACGCCGAGTCCATCGGCATCACGAACAACGCCCTCACCGGCACGCTTCCCTCGGGCTCGCAGGGAGCCGGTGGGGCCACCTACCTCGATACGGCCCTGACGTCGCTCCTGGCCAGCTTCGGGGCGGCCGACTTCCAGGTGGCGGAGTCAACGAGCGGGGTGGCCCGGGGCCTGGCGGATACGCTGTTCGGCATCCAGTTGCCGGTGCGTGGCTTCGGCGCCAAGGGGGACGGCCTCACTGTCGACACGTCGGCCATCCAACTCGCCATCAACCGCGCCTCGGCGAGAGGTGGCGGGCGGGTCTACTTCGACCCGGGGACGTACCTCATCGACTCGGCGCTGTCGCTGCCGGCGAACGTGTCGCTCCTGGGTGCCGGGTCGTCCGTCACCATCATCAAGCAGACGAACACCTCGGCCAATGGCATCACGGCCGCGACGGCCGGGAACAACACGATCCAGGGCATTCAGATCACGCACTCGTCGACGTCATCGGGCATCGGGATTTCTTTTGTGACGTCGACCGGCGTCACCATGCGAGACGTCACGGTCGCCTCGGCCAAGTTCGCGACCGGGGCGAAGTTCGACGCTTGCTCCAACACGGCCCTCTACGACTGCTCCATGAACTGCCAGGACCCCGGCGGCGCCGGAACTGGGCGGGCCATCAAGTACGCTACCAGTGGGCTTGGGCACCTCATCGTCGGCGGCAACGTCACGGCGTCTACTGGAACCTGCGTCGAGTTCGACACGGGCACCAATGGCTTCTCCATCTTCGGCCTGAACTTCCTCAGTGGCACGACCGGCGTGCGCATGACCTCGTCGAGCAACGACGACATGATGCGCGTGATCGGCTGCTTCGGCCTCGCGAACAACATTGCTAACCCGTTCGTCGAGACGACGTCTCCGGCCTCGCGTGGTCTCTACCAGGCCGGCAACTTCATCGACGGATACACGCAAGATCTGACCTCGGGCGGCAACCACACGCCGAGCCCCATCCTGCGCGGTCGCTACATCCGCCTCCGCGGCACCACGACGGGCGCGGCTTACACGGTCAACGCGCTGACCACGAATCCCATCTCCAGGGACTTCGACTTCACCATCGAGTTCTTCAACAACGCTGGCGGCGCCGTCACCGGATGGACGCTGAATGCGATGTACCACACGTCGGCGGCCATCCCGACGGCGGACCTCGCCAAGACGGCTGTCACCTTCCGCTGGGACTCGGTGGCAAGCGTCGCTCGCGAGGTCGCGAGGGCTCAGACCACATGAGCTACGGACAGAGAGAGCAGTCCTGCGACTTGCAGGTCGAGCCGTGCGGGAGCCCGCACCAGTTGCCCTCCGGTAAGCAACCGGTCACGACGCTGAACGTGATTCCGATCGACGCGAAGTACGGGCTCTTGCACATGGCGCACAGGTCGCACGTTGGCGAATCGAGGCCGTGCGAGCACGTGAAGCACGTCGTGACCGGGGCCGGAGCTTGCGACGTGATCGGCGACGCCTGCCCGACCGACGCCACCTCTTCGTCCGGGCTGACACCACCGCAAGAGACCAGGATCACCGCGAGAGCCAGGACGAGTGTACGCATGTGTCGGATGATGCGACGTCATGCGAAGCTCGTCAATACGACTCATCCGTTCAGGCACGAACCTGGTCGAACCGCCCACCTTCTCACTGCGTCAAAGCCCGGTTTCATGCGGGGTTATGAGGTGACTCAGCGCGACATAGACGCGACGTGCCATGCCTAGCTTGCCCATCCCGCTCGGGGTCTCGCAGGACTCCTCGATCGAAGAGATGGGCGGCGCCGCGCCCCTCTCGGCTAACGTCCTGGCCGATGCCGGAGGCTCGGTCCGCCGTCGGCCGGGGATCTCGTCGTGGTCGGACTTCCCAGCCCCGTCGACGACCTCGCCCGTGATCGGGATGGCGGTCTACGGCGATGCGCTGGTCTACGTGACCCAGGACAGGAAGATCCACGCCTGGCTGGCGTCCGGGCTGGTTCAAGAGTTGTCCGACGCGACGGCGGCGACGCAGCTCGACGGCGGCACTCGGCCCACGTTCGCCATCACCCAGGAGCGCATCACCATCGCAGGAGGCGGGGCGCTTCAGACGTGGCAGGGGACGGGGCTCTCGACTCGCCTCGGCGGCTCTCCGCCCGCAGCCACGCACGTCGTCGGGGCAAACACGCGGCTCATCGTGAACGTGCGGGACAACTCGGGGCGGGTGCAGTGGTCGGACCCGGGCATCGGAGGCCACGAGTCCTGGCCGGCGCTGAACTTCCTCGAACTGGAGTCGAGGCCCGACCCCTTGCCCGCACTCTACAGCGACACGAACGAGTTGGTGGGCATCGGCAGCCAGTCCGTGCAGTACCTGGTGGCTGACGCCGTCGCTGGGTTCGTCTCGTCGCGTACCGTGTCCTCGGGGACCGTGGCGCCCTACTCGTTCTGTCAGAGCGACGAGGTGTCGCGCTTCATGGACGACCGGAAGCGCATCGTCGAGAGCGACGGTCGTTCCATCACGCCCGTGTCGTCGCCGGCTATCACGAAGACGCTCCGCGACCTCGACGCCGTGAGCGACACCTGGGCCTTCCACGCGCACATCGGCGCCTACAACCTCGCCGTCTGGGTGATGCCGACTGCGGGCCGGTCGTTCGCATACAACGTCGAGTCGAAGACGTGGTCGGAGTGGCGCGCGCGCACCTCCAACGGTCTCTGGTTCCCGCTCGGGTTCTCGTCGTACTGCTACTTCCCGCAGCATGACCTCCACCTCGTCGGGATGGCCGACGGTCGAATCATGAAGCTGGACATGGACGCCACGACCGACGACGGCGACCTGCTTTACGGCGAGATGGTCTCCGGGTTCCTGGACCGGGGCTCGGGCCGGCTCAAGCTCTGCGAGGCGGTGAAGCTCACGTTCCGTCACACGCCGGGCACCAGTCCGCGCGTCTCTCTGTCCTGGAGGGACGACACCGGGGCCTACGGCAACCCCATCGACTTCACGGTTACCTCATCGGGAATGCTGGAGATTCGCAGCCTGGGGACGTATCGTCAGAGGGAGTACAGGTTGACCATGTCGG